TGCATTCCCACAGCATAGGGTACGGTATTTTCAGCGGCCCCTCACAGATCACTCCGTCTATGTGACCTTTGATTTCATCATCAGCGATTGAAAACCCGAACTGGTTTCCCATCTTGTCCTCTGTGCGCAGATCAAACCCTGCGTCTTTTATCCACTTGGCTGCATAATCTTCGATCTCATGACCGAACTGAAAGATGCGCAGTGTACGTGCTGTAAACTCAGAACCCTCATCTTGTGGGTAGTTAAGATAGCGGTACTGAGTTTTACGAGCGCACTCATCCCCTATACTAGAGGCTCCTAGATACTTCCTACGCTCTCGCTTTTGGTTCTGCTTAGATATACCCTCATCAACTGCCCTTGATATTGCATCTGCGATAGGATCTGTCTGCTCAGAACGGGATGCTTGTAGGAGGCCAAGCGCCTGTTGACTTATAGTATTTTTCTTCAAGCTGCCCAACTGAAATTTCCTTTTGTAATTTTTGTGCTTCCTGTATGCCGAAGACCAGTGTGTGCACTTGCTCTTCTGTTAGGTCGCAAAATCTAGTATCCCAACCAAACTTGCTTAGTATAAATGCTATTTCTTCCATAGCTGGCTTTGCTATTTCCATGTTACCTCCTAGTGAATGGTTGCCCCTCTGGGCGCTGTTTCGGGTATTCCTACATCAAAAGCATCCATGATTTCCTCCAATGTAAAATTCCAATCGGAGTTTAAAGATGACATGAGTATTTTTTCCCCGGCGACTTCTGTTGTGGCTAAGGCGAACAAAACTTCGGCTTCTGCACTTTCCACATAGTAATCAACTACCGTTTTTATTTTCTTCACAACTTCTTCCTTGTTGGATGAATTTTTTACAAACGATATAATAGTGTATTCTTTCTTGATAAGCGGGTCATCAGGAGTGACGCACTCCATTCCCTCTTCGGGAGCCAAGGCTATTGTTAGTTTTAACTCAAATCTAGCCATCGTCTTTTTCCCAATACTTCTGGTGCTGTGCTAATTCCGCTAAAAGATATTTAAATTCATTTGCAGGAATTGTGGCAACCAATTCTCCATCAACCCAAATCTTTAAACCCTCATCATATACTGACCAACGTATCATAAATACTTCTCCACAAAGGTTTCGATTGTTCGCTTATTCCACATGAAACTAAGCATACACGCTGCCTTGTATTTAGTCCAAGAGAAGTCCATAGGGCTTACATTTATGCCNTGCATTGCTAGATGCTCACGCTGCTTTTCGGACATAGATTGATCTAACCAACGCTTTGTTTTCTTGGCTGCACCTCCATCTTCGATTTCACGCAAGAAATCATCAGCGGCTGCTGTGGCTTGTGTTGGGCCACCGACTGACAGGATGCGTACCTTACCGCGTCCATGCTTGCCGAATGCTACCGATAGGTCGGATGTATTAGCGACACCTACAAATCCCTCAAAGCCCATAGCCATGCGCAGGCTTCCATTGCCAAACAAATCAATCCAACGGAAGGGAGACATTTGCATCAGATCGTACTCTGTCATAGAGAACGCTGCTAATTCTTCTTTCTCTTCTGGCTGTGACTCAAAGATATGACCACAGATAGGACACTCTTGAACGCCAAGAGGCACAAGAGCTTCGCAACTTGGGCATTCCTTCTCAGGCGCTTCGCCCTTTTCACGATCATCTAGGTTTACCTGATCCTCCAATGAGCCGTGAGTTAGAACGCTTGTGCCAAAGTCCAACACAACGCAGTCTGTCTTAACAACGTCTGGAAACTCTTCTGGATCAATCGTGCGCAGCCCCCTGCCGATCATTTGAACCATTGTACCCTTTTGTGAGCAAGGGCGCGTCAGAACGATGCAGGCTACTTGTGGAGCGTCAAAGCCCTCAGTTAGTACAGCGACATTGACAACGACCTGTAAGCTCCCTCTGGAGAGGCTATCAAGCGTTTCAGCGCGCTCATCCTTTGGTGTTGTGCCGACAACCATTCCTGCCTCTACCCCTGCCTCAAGAAATACCTCAAGCAAGTCTTCGGCATGCGTAACTGTGCTGCAAAATACTACAGTCTTTCTATCGCCAGCTTTCTCCATCCAGTTTTCGACAACGGCATCATTAATGACCTTTCGGTTCATAATTGCTTCGACCTCATCCATGTCAAAGTCATTGCCTCTGCGAGTGACGTTCTCTAGCTGATCCCTAACGCCACAATCAATTACATACGTCTTAGGAGCGACAAGAAATCCTTCTCGGATTAAAGTCGTGATTTCAATCTGGTGTGCGCAATTGCTGAATATGGAGCGCAATCCCTTGCCATCGCCACGGTTAGGCGTAGCGGTAAACCCTGCAATTTCTACGTTTGGGTTATCCTTCTTTACGGCGTTGATAACCTTCTTATAGGTATCTGCGGCGGCATGGTGGCTTTCGTCTATGACAATCATATCAAACACGACACGATCACGTAGATTTCTATCGCGTGAGATTGTCTGGATCATTGAGAATACGGCATCGCCATCCCAACACTTCACTGTGCCGTTCACAATACTTGTAGTAATGTTCGGGTTAATGCGCTCAAACTTGTCCTTGTTTTGGTTAACAAGTTCGTCACGGTGTTGGATTACTAAAATCTTTTTGCCATCTTTAAATCGCCTGCCCACAAGGGCCGATAGCATGATGGTCTTTCCTGCCCCTGTGGGAGCAACTACAATTGTATTGCCGTGTTTGTCTAATGCGTTTGATGCATCAGTAACAGCGGCCTCTTGATAAGGACGCAATAACATTGAGATAACTCCGATTGATCTAGATGGAATGGGGGGTTCTGGCCCACGCCCCCCATCGTGGTCTAGCAGGTGGAGTTAGACACCTGTGCCGCTAGATTAGCGATTAGCCCAACTGGGTACTGCACCATTGCTCTGAGCTTGCTGCGGCTGCACATTAGGTTGCATAGGCGCAGAGCTTGTCATAACAGGCGCTTGACCAGAAGGAATAAAATCCTTTTGATTCGGCGTAAGAGCAGCCATCAGCTTATTATTATCTGAATAGCCATTCGTGCCTTTCTTGATGCCAACTTTAGCACAGATTTCCATACCACTCAAGTCGTTGATACTGTGAATATGGCGGCGTGATTGAGCCTCTGGTGATACATCAGAAGTATTCAAGTTATTGGCGCTTTCAATGATAGACCTCATTGTTTGCATGCCAATCTCTTTGGCTTGCGGCATACCGCTTGCGCCGATTTTATCCCCATCAACAAAGATGCGATCCCAGAACTTACGGCGATCATGCTCACCACCAATGATAGTGAATTCCAACTCCATCCACTTAGCGGAAGATGATTGTGACTTCTTAAACCACTGACCGTTACCAAACTCAGGGATTTCAATATCCCCCATTTTGACTAGGATAACGGCACGACAAACTGTGCCATTAGGAATAAGGGTGCGCTCCATTTGTGGAGCTTCGGACGGGGTTACATTGTTAAAATTAAGCATTTGCGATTTCTCCTTCGCTAGAATGTTGCGTATTAGGGTCAATAAAAGTCAACGATTTTTCATCCTGATTAGAGGACATTTTTGCAATCAACTTGCCCAAGTGTGGCTCTTCAATAGTATTAAGTCTTCCAGATCTATCCTTGGCAGGATAGCCAAATTCATTTAGGGCATCGCAGACAAATGCACGATAGGGGCCATTATCCCCCCCGATAACTGCCATCGTGATAACTTCGTCCACGATGCCCGGCAATTCGCGTCCAGTTTTGGAACCTTCGATCTGTAACGCGAACTGTTTACGTCCGTAATCATCTGTTGTTTCATCCAAGATGCCAACAAAGATAACGTTCTTTTGACGAATGTGCTGCAAGTGCGTTAGCCAACTCATCATCTCACGACCATGCAGGCCATAGGCTGCACGACTGTCTAGCTTGCCAGTACGATCAGACCGTGATTCTGGCTGTTGCTGGCTCCAAGAGAAGCACAAGCGTCCTGCCACAGTAATAGAGTCAACAAAGATTGTATCGTACTGCTTTTGATAAACCTCTGGATCACCAAGGGTTTGACAAACGTAATCGTAGTGCGCTTGACTGTATGGTTGATCTTCTGACAATGACGGATTAGGCCCACCAATGTAACAGGCAAGATCACGACATTCGCCCCATGTTTGAGGGCGCACCACAGGAATAGGAAACCCTTCGATAGCGGCATCCCCTGCCTCCAAGTCCATAAACAACGTTGTTTCTGGATTTAAAGTACGAGCCAGTGTGGTTTTGCCCACACCAGAAGCTCCACATACCACGATCTTATGACCGCGCTTTTCAGCCAATCTTTGTTCGGCTGTAATAATTTCTAAAGCCATTACTGCTCCTCCTCAATGTTTACGCGACCAACTTCTACTGTTCTGCATTCTTCCAAAATGGTCTTGATAGCAGGAGGAGCGGCTGTAAACTTGCGCTCTTCGACAGCAAACGTAAGCTTGCCGTAGTGACGCGCATTTTCTTCGGACAGACCATTGAGTGCTGACGCCAGCAACTCCTGATCCCACGATACCTTTTTAGATACAGTAGCCTTTAGGCGTTGATTGCCCTCACTAATATGTACTGTACCAAAGTCTTTGCCATCGACGCGCAAAGCGTCTTTGATTAATGGCATGAATGTATCAGACAACTGTGCCTCTACATCTTTAAGTTCATCGCGCAATTCAGAGATGACTGTTTTAAGCTCATCACGGCGCGAGAACAATTCTATACTGTTCATTGGATAACTCCGTTTAGATTTCTAGAACCCTATGTATGGAATACTATGGGATGTACGTCAAGTAGTTTTTTTAGATAAATATATTTCTATGTTATGAACAGCCTTCATAAGCTTCTTTTTTANTTTAAATTCAGGGGTTTCGACGCCTTTGGCATCTTCGATAATATGCTCCCACTGACCGCCTGCATGTTCTTTATCATATTCAAAATCTGCTATGTATGCGCAAATCTTTTGTCCATTCACAGTGATGAGAAACTTGGGTTGCAGGGTTAGGTTTTTAATTCGCCCTGCTTTTTCTAAGGACTTTAAATATAAATATCGTTGCGATTCCCATTTGGAATCAAACGTAATTCCATCAACCACAGTTTTCTTATTACCGTACTTCGCCCTTGACCTCTTTTGTCTGGGATTATATGGTGATCGTGGTAACATTATGGGAATTATGATAATGCCTGCAACATCAAAATACAAGTCTATAGGTGTAAGCGTAGACACCTATAATAAAATAATAAAGATAGCTGATAAAGAGCGTAGGAATATCTCTCAACAGCTTTCGCTTTTGGTTGACCAAGAGTATTCAAGACAAAATATGCCGCCTATGGGCGGTATTGCCACTAATCTAAGCCGAATAGATGAAAGGTGGGTAGATGGCGAGAAGTTGGATACATACTAAAGAAGCCCTGCGCTTCCTAGACCGCCCAATAGTGTAGATGCAATGTAAGGGTTAGATTTAGCTTTTTCTCTTAAACTGCCGCGCTTTTGGGCGTATCTTGGATCAACTTTTCTGGTAACTTGAAGATCATCCGCAGTCACCGGGGGCAATACATTAGGAACACTTGTTCGGCTTTTTTTAGGAGATGGGGGCGGAGTCCCGCGAGATTCTTGATCTGCAAATAACGCTCTTGCGCCACCTTGCCTAATTGCGCCCTTAATCCTGTTACCTTGTTCTAATTTTCTGCCTATGTTTTTCACCATGCTTTCTGCGCCCTGTTGCAGAGCAACATCTGAGCCAGTGACCGATTCACTAACAGCTTGTGTAAGGGCTTGGGCCGCAGCTTCTGGAGTTGTCTTGCCTGCTTT